GAATTTATTATGTTCCGTATTCTCCTAATGCGCCTTATAATGCTACTATAACTCCTCCTACTCTTGTTGAAGCAGGAGATCCGATTTCTGTGGTTTTAGATATTACCCAGGAGACAGATTATAGTTTTACTATTCCATATATGCAACAATCAGAATGGCTTAATACTACTCCCATATTGATGGGTTCAGGGTTTACTTCGCCTGCTCAATATTTCAGGAATGGGTATTGGGGCATGCAAATTGTTAATCCTTTATCATCTGGAGCAGCAGCAGTCACAGCAATTAATTTTCAAGTGTTTTACTCTGCTGCTGCTGATTTCCAGTTTGCCGGACCCACTCAACAAAATGTTCCTACTTTAGGTCAATTTGTTCCTCAGGGTGATATGGCTGGAGGTGTTGTATTTTCCGTTGATGATTGTGAAATCCCTTCTTCTTCAATGCAGTGTCTGATGGAAAAGAATTACCCTCCTTTGGGAAATATTGCTTCTGGAAGAACTAATTCTGGAGTATTTCATCCTGTGGAGATAACTAGCGTCAAACAGTTGACTAATATGTTATGTCCTCTTATGACATTCACAACCGCCTCTACTGTTCTTCCTCAAGCTATGGACATAAATCCTGCTGGATTTTTTAATGTCTATAATGCTGATGGAAGAGGGTTCAATTGGTTGATGGTTATGTCTACGGTATTTAGGTATAGACGAGGGGGGCTTCGTATTTCAGCGCGTAATATAGATCCTGACTCTTATGTTCAAGTTTCGGGTTTGTATTATAGTAATGCTCAAACTTCGCCTTTCCTAACCACAACAGTTATTACTAGTGATCTTAATAACCTTACGGTTGCAAATGCTTTTAATTGCTGTACCGCTCAAGCGCAATTTCAAAAATTACCCGGTAATCCTGCTGATATGGTTTTGCCTTATTATAATATTTATAAGTGCATGCCAAATAGTGTTGATACTAATGCGGTGGGAGATTTTCTTCCGGCTATGAGAGTTGCTTTAGGA